CGGTATATTTAGTGCACATGGAGGTAATTCTTACCCCATCACAAAAAATGTCGCCGATTAAATTAACGGGGTGACAGGCGATTTGATACACAAACAATGATAATTCCTCCCAGACCGCCGCTCCAGCCAGATGAGTCACCGCTGTCGTGCTATTGTACCCGCGGGTGCAGCCGGTCAATACATTGCCGGCATTGCCTGTATATGAAATTTGCTCCGCATCAATGCCGATTACACCGCTGGCGGGGAAATACGAAGAATCAGATAACTCAATACTGGTCTGTGATGCCGTGATATCCTCGATCAGGCTATTAACATCTCCGGAGACGATAGCATGACAGGGAACGTTTTTTAAGTCACCGTAAATAATGTTGCCCATTTTCCCATATTCGTCCGGATCGGCATCAGGGTATCCCCCGGCATAAATAATTTTATCTTCGCCGATTCGGCGATTGTATTTTTGGAAGATGCTGCGGACAGTTATGGTGCAGACATATTCATCCCATTCCGGCTGGCCGTATATAACCCCTTGAAAGATTAATTCTTTTTGTGAATCCTGTAGCGGAGCGAACCATTGATACAGCGAGACCGTGACGTTTTCCGGCGGATTGGAAACCGTAAAATTATCACTGAATCGCGGTGTCGTAGAGTTGATGATTGTTAATTGCAGATCGGCGATTTCAATCGTCCCTAAAATCCCGCTGCCCGGAGTCTGAGATATACTCGAATCAATGAAACCCCATGTTTTAACCAGTCCCTGATGTGCCGATCCGCCCCCAGGCGTAATATCCCGGTCGGACAAATATACCGGTGTGGCAAAACCGAAGGTTAGCAGATTAATCGGCGCCGGTCCATCCGCGCGCCTGTTTTTTTCGGCGTCAAACGCTGTAGAAAACTCTCTCATTATTTATTCTCTGTTTTTATCTAGTTATTCGCTTTGATCCCCGCCAACGTTTGCTCAATTTTTTTTTGGGCCTGTGCCGCGGCATCGGCGGCAGTGACCTGGCCGTTATAAAGAGCAACAACGAGTGCATTGAGCACCCCGACATGATCCTGCAAAAGTTTGTATAATTGCATCTCGTTCATATTATTTCTTCCCTTAAATGTATAGTCCCGGAATATAAAAAACCGGTGGCATCTTCGCCATCGGCGGCGAGCGGATTTTTAGTGTCCATAAGGCGGACGGTATGCGTTGCGCCGTTTTCATCTGTCATCGTAAACGTATTGGTCGGGCCGACGACTGTGGTTAAAAGCCACGTACGAAAATTAGAGTAATCCGTCGCGGATAATTTATCATAAACCAGATTCCAGAATTTTTCGGCAACTCCTTTATTATAGGCATACAGTTGTCTTCCGTCGCTGTAATCCACCGGCACATTGACCTGATCAGGATCGTCAATTGTAAATTTACGTCCCTTGCTGAAGGTAAAAGTGTTCGCGTCTTTGGTAAATATGATATTGTTCATCTGAAATAGATCTCCTGGATTCCCGCCTCCGCGGGAATGACAAGTTATGCGTTGAGTTTCCTCAGCTCCGGCACAATGTAATTACGTGTAATCGCGCGCCAGTCTTCTTTGCTTTGCGGCGCGGCGTTGGCCGGTATATTTATATGCAACGCGCCGATACTCATGCTCCGGCTGTTATTGTTCTGAGCCGCCGGAATCACCGCTTCGCCTTGGTGCAATTGATAATTGCCGGTGCGCGGCACGTAATCAGTACCGGAGGCGTAGGAATCGATCACACCCGAACCAAGGGTGAAAGGTATATCCGTAAATCCATCGCTGCCGGCGCTAAGGCTGCTGTATCCGCTACTACTACCGCCGCCTATGTTGATAGGTTGCGCGGCCAGTGCGTGAAGCGCTTCCATTCGCGCCATGATGCTGTTCACAACGCCCGACACATTATCGATGCCGGTTAGCTCAATTGTTTTCTGCATTCCCTGAATCTGCGCGGATAGATCGGCCATCAGGGTTTTTAATTTTTCGATTTCGCCCTGGGATTTAATGGCTTCCTCTTGTAATTGCTGTCCCGCAAGCTGATCGACGGCGATTTGGTTCTGTTTTTCAGCCGTCAATTCCGCGAGGGCATTTTTCTGATTCTGCGTAGCGCGCTCGATGTCGGAGAGGGCGTCTTCCGCGATGGTTTTGGCGGATAAAATATCTCCGGCCTTGCCAAAAATATCAGCCACGCCCGGAATGCCTTTGGCATATTGCTGTTGAAGCGCCGCCACGGCCTGTTTATAAGCTTCCAGCGCTTTGATTTCATCCTGCCCGGAAAGATTAAGCGCATTGCCATATTGAGCATTAAGCGCCGACCGGGCGTTTTCATATTGCTGCTGCGCGGACAGTGACTGATCCGGTCCCTTTATCCCGGCAATCAGGGAGGCCGTGGATTTGTCGAGATCTATACTTTGCTGGCGCAGCGTTTGCAATTCTTCCCGGTGCTTTTTTTCATCCTCGGTATTTTTATCCATCATCGCCTTGAGCGAATCATAATACGTTTGATAATCGCTCAGGCGCGAGGTTAAATTTTTAATATCGTTTTGCGCGGCCTGGACGGAAGCAATCGTCCTTTGCTGGATTAATGCTTTGGCCTTGTTGGTTGTTGCCTCATCCAGCGCCTGCATTTGCTGCGCTGTAAATACGGCATCGGGAATCTTGTCCCGATCAGCCTTGGAGCGGACGGCGGCTGCGGCTTCGATTTCCTGCTTCATGCGCGTGTAATATTCGGCGTTTAACTCTTCCTGCTTTTTCAGCGATTCGCCGGCAATTTTATAATCATCTTCTCCGGCGGCCTTTTTTAATTCTCCCATCGCTTTGATTTGCGTTTCCTGCGATGCGAAGTAATCCTTATTCAGCGCTTTCATCGTTTCCAGATCGGCTTTACGCTGTGCCGTCTCCTGCTGAGACGCTTTGAGCGATGCGGCTGCGGATTCCCCTGGCTTCATTTTTTGCGCGTCAGCAAGCCTGGCATTGTATATGGCCAGCTCCGCTTCGGATTCTTCAATGCCCACTTTTTCCGCCGCCCAGCGCTTGATCGGCGCCGACGATCCTGTCGTAATTGCCGCCAGCGTTGCCGTATAATTTTTTAACCCCTCCGATAAATTAGTAAGAAGCCAGCCGGAAGCCACATTCATGTAGTTTCCGAAAGTTTCTTTGGTATCCTCTATTTTCGCTTTATATTGCTGAAGGCGTTCGGCGTTGTTCTCGTAGATCGGGCCTGTTTTTTCCAATTGTTTATTGTAGTTTTCCCAGGCGATGGAAAATAAACCGACATCCTCCACCCCTTCCGCCATTGCCTGATTGACCAAGGTTTGCTGCTCGTTGGTGATCAGACCGTACTGCTTCAGCGCCCGCGGCATCTTGGTGCTGATGGCATTTACAATATTGTCAAATGCCGTGGATACATCCTCGCCGGTTGTTCTGGCCGCCAGCCGAGCCATTTCCGCGAGCTGCGTAGTCTGTCCGGTGGTCAAATCCAGCAGCGACGCCTTGACCGCTTTTTGCATCAACATGCTGTCATCAATGGTGCCGTTTGTCGCCCGTTTCATATCCGCGATTATTTTATCGGCGCTCTCGCCTGAAGTCTGGGCCAGAGTGCGGAAAGAAGCTTCCGCCTGCGACGCCTTTGCTCCCTTATCCATATATTCCATTGCTTTTTGGATGGCCATATAGGCCGTGGCAGCTTTGGCGGCCATGTCCAGATAAGAGGTTTTAAGCGTATCGAAAGAGCTGGTTGTTTTTTTTGCGGAATTACCGGCTTTGCCCATCGCCTCTTCAGTCGTCCGACCGAATTGCTTCATAACGACACTGCCGTCGTCTTTGACGGTCAGCTGGACGGATATTGTGTTTTGATTGGCCATAGTCGCTCCCTGCGGTCGCTCCGGGTTTAAGTTTTAAGCGCTAAACTTTTTTTACTTAATACTTTGTTCCAGGTCTCCCAGATCTTCCCATTCCTGCATGGTCAGATCGTTGGCTGTAAAGGGATATCCGGCCATGCGCAGAAGTCTGATCCGGAATATTTTCCTTGTATACTCGCAAAACCCGTTGGCCCTGACTTTCCCGCATTTGCCTCTGCTGCATGTCCACTCCAGATTATCCCCGAATTCGTTACGGCATTTGTCGATTTGCTTTTCATCGCAAAACTTCAGCCCTTTGCGGATCGTCTCCAGATCCGCTAGGTAGGGTCCTCTTCTTCTTTTTCATCATTCCCGTCGCCCAGGGCGAGCGCGTTCTCAAAAACATGCATGGCCAGCATCGCGATAACATCCGGCGCGTATTTGGCGACAATTTCTTTCCACCCGGCGTCATAATGGGGAGATCCCTCGTTGGACGATAGCGGTTTATTCCCGGCCGTCATAAAATCACCATCGGTAATTCCGGCAAGGATTATCTTGCCAAACTTCTGGCGCGTATCGCCTATGATGGATTCGATTTTCCGGCCAGACCGGTTAACCTGGGAATTGGAATACCGAATGCGTTCTTCCGTGGTCGGCATCCGGTATTTTATTTTAATTTTCCCTCCGGCGATATTGTCGTCGAAGGTTACTTCACATGGTTCATCCGATAAAATTCTTGGCATAATGGTCTCCTCCAGTGTTTTTTTGTTTTCTGGATTGCCCGGTCGACCGGCATACGCCGGTCTGCCAGCCGGGCAATGACAGATTTTTATTTTTGCTTAAGAACAAGGGGCTGCAACCCTTTGTTCTTAAAACTATGCGGCATAACTCGTTTGCAGATTCTGGACGGTAATTATCGCCGATCCGTAGGTGTCATCTTCCAGCACCTGGATATCGCCCGCTTCGGCCAGCCGCTTACCATCGACCGATAACGGAGACTTCAGGACGGCGCACTTCGGGAACATATATTCCGCCTGATAATAATACGTGGCGTCATAAAGAGCGCCCACCGCCTTGACATAGAGCCCGAACGTATCGTTGTCGATCATGTGGCGCTGCATGATGAATTCACGAAATTCGCGGTCGAGTTTGATGGTCTGCATTCTGCCGCCGCGCATGTATCTGTTGCCGTAAGCGCCGCCCGCACCGGGCACAAACTGCACCTCGCCATTATTGTTCAATGTGTGTTCCAGAGATTTTATTTCAGAGGTCAGCGACCGTCCGCCCTGAAACGTTGTACCGTCCCATGTGCCGCCCACATTGAATATGGTCGAGGCCATTTCCAGCGGCGATTCGTTGACCCGGGCCGGGAGCGTCATCCAGGTTGTCTCCGTTGCGATGTAAAGAATCTCATAGGACACCGGGGAGACTGTTCCGCCGGGCGATGTAATCGTGATCACTGCGGGAGCGGCGCCGGAGACCGCGGAATAGGCAACTTCGGTATAAACGCCGGGCGTCAGTTGGACCCGAATGCGATGCACATTATCCAGACGGGTTGCCGCATCCGCGCCTTGCACGCCATTTGCGGCCAGCGTTAAGGATACGGCATTTCCGGCAGCGGAAAGAGTTTCACTGATGACGTTGTCGGTATATTTTCCGGTCCCTTTGACACTGGCGGAAATTTTGACAAAAGAATCACGTGAAAAGTTGGTCGTCACGGAATCAACGAACAATGAAGCGAAGCGTCTTTTGGCGATCTGGTTGCCGTAACGCTGGGCAGCGGTAAATGAAGGATTATCGCGATTGTCGTCCAGACTCCCGGCTATCGGCGTAATAACGTGTTTCTTCCCGGCGCCCAAAGTGGTGGAAACGACATTTCCCATTCCATAACCCATCAGGAAGGCGATATTCTGCGGCTGGGCCATATCATGCGCAGCCGGCCACATCGATAATTTGCCGCG